CAGCTGCACCTGAGTGGTTTCAGTGGGCTTGCTTTAGCTCGATCGCTGCCAGCTTTGGTATTCGTACAATGAAGGGGTTTAAGAAGTAATGGATAACGTCAAGTTACCTCTTGCTCTTGTGGCTGCAATGGCCGTCCAGCTTGCCGCTGGTGTGTGGTGGGTAAGTCAGCAGGCGGCAACCATTGCCAGCCTTGAAGAGACTGTCGGCCAGATTGGTTCGCGCATGGCGATTGAGGATAACATCAACCTCAAGCGCGATGTGCAGGACAATGCAATGGAGTTGCAGTATGCCTTTGATGAGATCGAGGAGATTTGGGATGAGCTTGCATCTATGACAATGGCTATTGGCGAGATCAATAAAATTAAACAACGTGTTTCTCTGATTGAAAATGACTTGAAGTATATTGGTAGAGACCACTTGGATATGAAGGGCGGAATGAAATGAGTTACAAGTTAGGTAAGCGCAGCCTTGATAGGTTGATCGGCGTTGATGAACGCATGGTTGCTGTTGTTAAGTATGCAATCAATGTGACTAAGCAGGACTTCTCTGTGATCTGTGGGCTGCGCACCATCGAGGAGCAGAGAGCATTGGTTGCTAAGGGTGCAAGTCAGACAATGAAGTCAAAGCATATTGATGGATTGGCTGTTGATCTTATGGCTTACATTGATGGCGGCCGATGGGAACTCAATCTCTATGACGAGATTGCTGACGCTATGACAGAGGGTGCGCGCGCTGTTGATGTGCCAATTCGTTGGGGTGCAGCATGGAGTGTGCCGAACATTGCTAAGTACAGTGAGGGCAACATGGAAGATGCAATGAATAGTTACATTGATTTGCGTAGATCGCAGGGTCGAAGACCATTTATTGATGGACCTCACTTTGAGCTTATGATCTAAGTATCGAGCGGGTGGTCCAACATTGTTTGTTGGTTAACGTGCTACCGAATGCGCCACCATTCACACGGCCACCCGCACGATCACTTCTTTTTATAATGGTAAATACTGTTTCGTTTGTTAGGGCCTACCTGCACTCGTTCTCTAGTAAGCACTCCGTCCCGGTACATGAGGTCTAGCATTTGGCTAGTTATGCGGAGTCCTAGTTTAGTTTCTCTATTAATATCTTCAGCTACTTTGGTTTGTTGTTTTGTAAAGCAAGACATTATCATTTGTCGTCTAAGGACAGACTGCTCTCTCTGTTTTCTGATTGCAGAATTGCTTGCATTCTCTGGTGTGTATCGTTTTTTCTCAGGAAATGCTGGTCGCATCTTCAGGTCGATCATCTTCTGTTCAAAGCTACGCAACGCTTCTGCATAGAGGAGTTCGTACTTCTCTGCTCTTGGAAGTGCGCTGCTGTAAATATCATCTATTCTTTTAGCGCTATCTCGATCAGTGCTTTTATCTCTTCGATCTCTTGCTTTAGGTTGTAGCGTTGCTTGCTGTCCGCTATTAACACCATAGTTTTCAGCAGACGCTTGGCTCTTTCCAAAGCTATCTTTCCTTCGTTGCTCATTTGCTTTCCTCTTTCCGCATACAAACTTAATTTGATACTTTCTGCTTAATGTTAATACCTGCCTGTATGGTATATCAAGTAGAGTAGATGTCTCTCTTATAGTCAGCCCCATCTCTGCTGCGTTGATACACTTGCTTAAACTCATTTGTGCTTTTTGCATGTGCGCCTCTTCTTAGATAAAAAAAGGACAGCCCGAAGGCTGCCCAGTTATAGGAGAACACCTCCTTTCTAGAACGGTATGTCATCACCCTGCAAGGGGTCAGCTGTTGGCTTGCTGCCACCTGACATCTTGTCGCTTACTTGGAATGACATATAAGGTTTACCATCTTTCATCTTCTTCCATCCGGCAAGACGTTTGTCGTCACCAAGTGGACCGCTGTAGTCGGGAGCTGATTCATTGCCCTTCTTATCGTTATCAAAGAACACGCCAATTTTTTCGTACATCTCAATGATAGGCTTGCCGTCACGGGTCTGGTCTCTGACCAGCATCACCTTCTTATCTGCGCCCTCGACGTTGAGCTTACCTTGCAGGATCATCTGCTGCGTAGGAAATGGGGTGAAGGCTGCGCCTCGATTAGTGTCGTCGTATTGTTCTGCCATGCTTCTGGCTCCTTTGATTAAGTTAGTGAGGCGGTTCGTGGAACATGCCGCCTCGGTCATGCTAAAAAACTGAAGACGGTGGTATAATCTTCAGCACCCACAATTCTTACCACCCGCCTGGTCCGGATGTATCTCCTGATGTTAAGCCCTTCGTGACTTGAACACCGCTTGATTGCTTGGCGGCTATGTTGCCGTCATCATCTTCTGTTGCAAGGCAAGCCATACCTAGCAAGCCGTAGCGTCTAGCGTAGGTTATAGCGCTGCCTAATCCCTGCATGTCCTGCTTACTCAAGACCAAGTAAACCTTGCTTGAGAAGGCTTCTCCTGAAGTGTGAAGTAGTTTTGTTTCTACATACACACCCAGCTCGTCACGACCACAGGGCTGCATAACTACGAACCCGTTCTCTTGGAACACGCTTGACGTAGCGTCAATCACTGCTTCGAGTGAGGCGTAACGGTTCTTGAAGTGTGGGTTCACGCTATCTTTCTTTACAGATTCCATAGCTTGCTGCGCTTTGAGCAGCGCCTTGATTGCTGTGTCAGTCATTGTTAGTTCTCCTTTGTTTTTGTTTTACATGTACCTCCCACAGATTAGAGATTGGCCTTAAGTCTTTCTGATCCATAGCCAATCCACTTCCGTGACCAAGGTCTTTTTCATAGCAGTTTTCTATAAAGAATTTTTTTGGTGTATATCCTGCTATAAACATTTCTGTTTCAGACTTCTCACAAACAAGAACAGCACAACTAGATTTAAATGCTGATGCGCTTTTAAAGAGAAGTCTTCCTGACATATAGAAGGTAGACTTAACGTCTATAGATATGTCGCCAAGCCATATGTCAGCACCTTCATCTATTCCAAGTTGAAATAGATTGTGTTCTATATCAAATGCTTTTGATACAGATAGCTCTGCCCTTAACCCTAAATAATCTAAGTCGTTATCACTTCTTCCAGAGTCTCGTCTTTGATTCTGAACGCCAGACAATCTAGCCATCTGCCATCTCATAGTAGCAGCTTGCTTGCACATAGATATTTCTTTTGGAGACAGATTAATTATCAAGCTGTTCTCCTTGTGATACGAATAGCTCCGCGCTTGTCACGTTTAGCTGTGAGATGATCGCAGTAAACCTCACGCTCGTTGTCGCCAACCATGTCTTTGATTTGTTTCTTGGCTGACTCAAATGCTTTAGCATCTGCTTCTAAAGTAACGTAAGTGTAGGCCGCGTCATTGAACTCGTTGTCTTTGGTTGCATCGCGCTTGACCATGTTGTCCACCGACACCTTGTCAATGCTAAGTTGTATCGGCTGGTCATTACCAACTGGCTCTTCATCGCGAAGAACGTAACCCCAGAAATCCGACACCACTGCCCACATAGAATTGAAATACTCTTCGTTGCGCTTGACATGAGCTGACTCCCATTTGTTGTTGCCAAAGATAACAGATAGATGCGCACCTTCAGCCTTGGCTAGGTGAATATATAGCTGTAGCTGCGGCATGTAATACTCGATAACCTTATCCAAAGTATTATAAGCGTTGGTGTGTTTGGCCTCTACAATAGAGTCAAAAACTATAGCGTCGACTGTACCTTTGACCGGGACTAACCCAATCTTTTCTTCAAATGATTTCTGAAACCCTAATAGATTGCAGTCATATTCCCTTGCAAACCAGAGCAGATTAAACTCTTCAGTCTGTATACCCATCTGCACTGCAATGTTGCGAGACAAATCTTCAGGCTCAACCCTGCCTGTCTTGACTTGCCATAATTCCAGCCAGTTCCCCTGCATTATTTTTACGCAGTCGGAACCACCTATGAAACCTTTACGTTCCATGTTGTTCTCCTTTGTTATTTGATAGTAGCTTACTGCTTATGTGCAGTTAGAGCAATACGAAGTGACGTAACGTCATTCATACTTTCCATACTTCTCGAAGTCTTCTTCAGTGAGGTGTTGGAATTTCTTGAGCCGTTGCTTTGTTAAGCCCTTGAGGTATG